CAACAAAACCAATAGTAGACAATTCAACAAAACCAATAGTAGACAATTCAACAAAACCAATAGTAGACAATTCAACAAAACCAATAGTAGACAATTCAATGTCGTCAAACTTAAATAAAAAGGATTTAACCTATAGTTCAATTAAAAAAGGTGTAAAAATAGAAGAATCATTAACAAAACCGGCAATAGAGTCGCAACCAATTTTAACAACTAACAATATAACAGATTCATTAATAAAATCAGCAAATGTGGCAATAGAGTCGCAAACAAAATCTGAATTAGAAGTGGCAAATAATTCAAATTCTCAAATGGTATCACAACCAACACAATCTGTTAAAACATACACAATTGAATTTGATGCTACTGGAAATGTAAAAATTGTCGCAGATATAATACAAACATCCGGACAATCTCTATCGGATGAAATAGAAGACCATTATTTCAACAAAAATCCAGTAAAATACATTCCAAAAAACACAAATTACACTGTCACAGTAACAAAAGATCAAGCTGGCAAAACAATCATTGAAATATAATCTTGTAAAAATAAAAAACCATATTTTTTTATTTTTAATAAACTTATTAAACCCGTTAAAAGATTTAACTACTGTAAGCGATACCAGCCATGCCGGCCATCACTCTTAGCACGTTGTAAGAATAGGCATACACACGGACCTTGGCAGTGGCAACACCAGCGACAGCGCCGGAAGAAAGGACAAGCTGGAGGGTAGCATTGTCAATTCTGGAGAAGTTGCAGGTACCAGAGGGGTTGTGCTCCTCGGGTCTAAGGGCAAACGAGTAAACGTTGATGCCAGTGTCGGGGGCACGGGTGTGGTGCTGGAAGGGTTGAACAACGTCAAAGTAACTGCCTTCACGCTCGGAGATACGATCCTGGCCGTTGAGCTGCAACTTGGCAGTGACGACAGGGTTCTCACCCCAGCAGTGCATGTCAAGGGCAGTCTCAGCGAGCACGAAGGTGCCGGCGTCAGATACGTAAGATCCAGTGTTGGCACCAGAATTAACAGCATCAAATACGTGAGTGTCAAGAGAATTCCAACCAGCAGAGTTAGCACCACCAACACCGGTGCCGGAGGTAACAAGGCCATCAAGAGCACCGGCCATCTGGAAGACGCCACCACTAATGAAGGCATCTTTGCCAGAGGTCTCAGCCTGGCCACCAAATACATGGATAGCAGGGGGCAGAGAGTCAATGGCATCAGTGTAGTTGAATGACTGAGATCCGAGGACCTTGAAGAGGGTAGTGCCGGCCTCAAGAGACGAGCAATAGTCAACGTTGGCATCAGGCTGGACAACCCAGATGAGCTCCTTGCAGGGGTGGTTGAAGTTGACCTTGATCTTGTTGGACGAAGATCCGACCGACTCATCACCAGTGTACTGGAGCTGCTCAATGAGGTACTCATGGGGGTTGGAGGCCATCTTTCTGCGCTCGTCAGTATCCAAGAAGATGAAATCAACATAGATAGAGGCAGCAACAAGGGACTGCTGGTAGGCAGTGGTGACCGATTGAGAACCAGCGGTGGAAACCGCAGTCAGGGACTTAACAGCCCACAAGCACTCACCAATAGGTCTGAAGTCAATGTTGATCTTAACCTCGTGGTACTGGAGAGCAACGAGGGGAAGAGCAAGACCGGGGTTTCTGCAGAACCAAAAGAGGAGGGGAATGTAGAGAGTGGTCTCAGGCAGGGCATTGCGGGGAGCGCAAACCTGACCAATGCCACCGGTGGGGGCACAAGGACCGTTGATGTCAGCAAAGCCGGGATCAGTGATGTAAGTCAACTGAGTGGTGTGGCCAATCATCTTGTAATATCCTCGCTGTTGCTCGGACGACAAGGTGAGCTGATTCCAGATGTGCATCCAGTCACCATATTGGCGGTCAATTCTCTGGCCGCCGATCTCAACCTCAACTTGAGAGATGAGCTGCTCGCCGGGGAAATCCAACCAACGAGCATAAACACCGGCATCACCAGCAAGCTTCATGGTCTGGTTAATCTCGGGGAGAGTAACCTGGACATAGGTGCGGTAAGCAAGATCTCCGTTTCTGGAGATGGTGCAACTAACACGGCGACCGAAGTCAGCCTGGCCGTTGAAAGTCTGCTCAATAGACTCCATGGCAAAGTTGGTGTGGCGTCTGTAAGACACCTTCCAGTAAGTGATTTCAGGACTTCCGGTAAGGAATACGTCCTGGGCTCCGTAGGCTACTAATTGCATTAAGGCTCCTCCCATTTCTGTTTTTTATATATTCCTAAAACATATTTTTTTTCAGGAAAATGCTAAATGTAGCGGGAAATAAGCTGTTCGTCTACATTAAATAAAACTTAATTAAAACAGAATTAATTCTCTATCATGAAATGTGATAAAAACGGGACAAAACATGTAGGTAAAACGCCCCTCCATGTAGATGAAGGCGGTGTCCCTACAATGAAAAGAAGGGACACCCAAAATTAAATATTTTCCAGATGTATGTGAAAATGCCAAAACTTTGCCAACATGAGAATTGTAGGAATCGCGTGAAAACGGATTTTTGTACAAAACACAAAAATAAAAGTCAAGAAAAACCCATTCCGATAGAGAATTATGAAAATTCAGAAAAATGTATTATAAAAACATGTCATCGGAATTCAATCCGACTTTGTAAAAATTATTGCGCCGATTGTTATTTTAGGGAATTCCCAAATGATCCATTGACTTTCCAAATGCTTTATAAAACAAAAGAACAAGCAACCTGTGAATTCATAAATAGCCGATTTGATGGGTTCAATAGAGATGGCATCATGAAAATAGGTAATGTCACACTTTTTGTTAATTATCAAAAAAATATTGTTGCTGATGAATTGGAGGGAAAATACATATCAATAAAATTCAATGTTGATAAATATGTAGATGAGAAGACAAAACAGACAACAAATCCGATGTTGTACACAAGATTGCCTGTGTTGGAAAGAGAAATTAATCAGCAGATAGAGAGGATATTAAATGTTAATATAGAAAAATCGGAAACGGTGGAGCTATTCATGTCCTAAATATTTGTATTACGTTGTAATTAAAGCCTTCAGCAAGTATTGTTTCACAATTAAAGACTCATATTCTCCTTTATGAATTTTTCTAAATAGTCATCCATAAAAACCTCTTTTTTACCTCCATGGTTTTTCTGAAAAATATACTTGCCTTCGCGTTTCTTTACTTTCCAACCATTCTCTATGCTCTTGTAGATAAACATCATTTTTTGAAATGTCTTCATGTCTAAATCCATTTTGCTTAAATCTACTGACATCGCGCATGAATTCATTTACAATATAGTGTGCATATTTTTAAGATGTTTTTCCGCTGGAAAAGTGCGTTTAAATTTGTCTATTGAAGATACATTAGATTTCCCCAATCCATATAAAAATCTACGATTTATATTATTTAGGAATGGCAACAGAACTTTTAACAGAACCTCTTTTGTCCGAAGACACATCGCGTTACGTAATGTTTCCAGTGCAGAACCAAGACGTATGGAAAATGTACAAAAAACAGGTGGATTGTTTTTGGCGCGCGGAAGAAGTGGATCTATCAAAAGACCTTGGTGACTGGAATAACCTGACAGAAGACGAGCAGTATTTCATTTCTATGGTCCTCGCGTTTTTCGCGGCAAGTGACGGAATTGTTATGGAGAATTTGGCCACTAGGTTTATGGGTGACGTCCAGCTATCAGAGGCGCGCGCCTTCTACGGATTCCAAATTGCCATGGAGAATATTCATTCAGAAATGTACAGTTTGTTAATAGAAACCTACATCAAGGATAAGGCGCACAAACAGCGTCTATTCACGGCGATAGAGACGTTTCCGTGTATTAAGAAAAAGGCCGATTGGGCGCGCAAATGGATCAATGATTCGGACAACAATTCATTTGCCACCAGATTAGTCGCATTTGCGTGTGTAGAGGGCATCTTTTTCAGCAGTAGTTTTGCCGCCATTTACTGGATCAAGAAACGCGGATTGATGCCGGGACTCACGTTGTCTAATGAATTTATTAGTCGCGACGAGGCGCTCCACACGGAATTCGCGATCCTCCTGTACTCAACTTTGAATAACAAATTGTCAAAGGAGCAAGTGGGAACAATCATTAAAGACGCGGTTGAAATAGAGAAGGAATTCATATTGGATTCGCTTCCGTGCCGACTCATAGGAATGAACTCGGGCATGATGTCACAGTATATAGAATTTGTGGGCGACCGATTGTGTTTACAATTGGGGATTGACAAGCTGTATGGAAGCTTAAATCCGTTTGATTTTATGGAGCTAATTAGCATAGAAAGCAAATCAAATTTCTTTGAACGCACCGTTAGTGAATATGCTTTAGCCAATAAAGAGATGTCTACGGATGTATTTTCAATGACGTGCGAATTTTAAACCGACGATATTGTATAATGAATACACCATCATCAAGAACAAGAAGAAAGACTCCCACACGTCCTAAAAAAACGCAATCAAGACGTCAATCTATTTATCCAAATCGGTCTCCGGTTGAAACTGTTAGAGCAAAAGAGCCAAAAAAACCGACCAAGTCCAAAAGACCAGTTAAACCCAGAATTGTAATGGAAATTATAGAACAAGAGCCAGAATTGGAACCTGAATTGGAGCCAGAAGATCCAGACCGTCAAGTAAGGGAATTCGTGGCGGAAATGATGGCGCAAAATCAGGCGCGCGCCGACGCATTTGTTCCTCCAGTATATGATCCCAATGGCCGTTCAGTGCTGTCGGTTAGACCAATGCCGCGACAAAACATATCACCTACGGGCTTGCACGAGCGCTCGTTGCTCCCCTCAGGGGAGCCTCCATTGCCTCCAAGACGAATAACTAAATTGGAACACGTGGCAATCAAAACGGCTAATAAAAAATATGGCGAATTTGTAAAATTGTTTTCAGTTGTTTTTAATCAAATGCGCGAATTTGATGTTTTGTACAACAATAATCAATTGATTATTTCAGAGATGACGCCACACAATATGTTTTCAGAAACGGATCCATGGAAACACAAAATCAGCGAAAAAATGTTTGAACAAATTCTTGAAGATATGAAATATGTGGCCGAATTAAATGCTTATGTTTCAAGCATAGAAAACTCTATGGCCACCGATCCCGATGGATTTGTAAGAAGCGATTTCAAACAAGCCATGAAAGCATTACATGAGATCCATGATCGCATGAAAAACATATTAATAAAATCACACAGACCCATCAGGGCATAATTATTTTGGGAATAATAGGACCTTTATGTTCGCCCGATAAATCACTATAATCACCTTTTTGAAAACCCAAATAGTGATTAAACATATACCAATTGCCAGTTTTCATCATTTGACACCAAAGCTGGTCATTCTGATATATCCAGTGCATCTTTGTATGATACAAATTCTCCAAATTGTCCTCAAATAGTCGGGCCAAAGGGATCATGGCGTCTTTGTGAATCAAGTATCCAGCGGCATTGCTTGAATACTCAATTTGCGAAAATATATAATTGGGTGAATCATTTGCCAATTTCGCCAAATGCGTTGTCAGCAAAATAGCATCCCAACTATCATTTTTTTTAGCTTCTAAGAAAAAAGAAATATCCGACCAGATCTTAGAAACATCATCAATAAACTGAAAATCATCTTCTATAATGAGGGAATAGGCTCTATCGTGACAATGTTTTTCAGCAATTCTTAAAGCGGCGGCGTGACTTGACATACAACCGGAATTAGGACATCCCTTGTAGCTGGTGGCATGGACGTGAGTAATTTGATCCTTGGTGAATCCGACGCGATAAAATTCTTTTAACAATGCCTCCCTTCGGTCGGCACGGTGATCCATATTAATGTAATAAACTTGTAAAGAGTCCATTATCTATGAAAAAAACAAAACAATGTCTCTATATTATTAATTAATTAAAGGTTATATAAATCACACAAATATAAATCATAAATATAAATTTATTATAATTATTATTCTAATAATTATTCTAACTATTATTCTAATATTCCGGCCAAAACGCTTCCTACCACATACACGTGGCCGAACGGCTGGTCTAAATAATTAATCTTTTCCTCATATAGCTCCCGCGTCAATTCTAAACACATGACACTCCTATCCGGCATACGAGGCCCGTCAAAGTCATATAGTGTGATGCTCTTACCTTCCTCTATCATCTTCTTAAAGTGTAGTGTCATTTCTCTATTGCGAATTAGCGCTAGGTACTCCTTCACATAGACCTCCTTTCTGGCAGTTATGTAGTCCATATTTCCCTTATCTTCATGTCCTTCAAAACGGGCATATAGTATCTTCTTGCCCTTACCTTTTGGATATCTTCTCTTAGGCTCATCTTGTGCCTTCCACCAGGCCTTAGTAACGGCCTCATCTATGCCTTCAAATATCTTACCTGCTTGCCATCTACTCTCAAAATTCCAATATCCATGATAGCCGCCTTCTACGTGCGTCATAGGACTAAAGTCGCGGCGATTCTTACTAGCCTTAGCCTGAGCGCTAGTAACATTAACTGTGATTGAATTCGGGTCAGTCTTAGCTGCCCATTCGCCGCGCATATTCATGCTAGCGACGTATACCTTTCCCTTAGTGATTGCTGTAGTCATTTTAAGTGTTATATTATATTTTGCCTGTCATCCACCATTTGTAAAAGTGATCAATTTTTTTATTTTTATTCCATATTTTTGTACTTGGGAATGTCATCTATATTCATGTAGGACTCTCCCTTTTGAAAAGCACCAACATGTTTAAATCCGGCAAAAACCGGACTTTCTAATTGCGCTTTGGGCGTATGTCTATGAACGGTTCTAGCAATCATCTTGTATAATTTGAAATTGGGATAACGCTCTTGACCACTCTTCTTGTAAACCACATTCTTATCTTCATCGTCGGCGCACCAATGACGTATTATTTTATCTACATTAATAGCTTCATTGATACAATGATCGCCAGATTCAGCCATTTCTTCATCCACTATAAAATCATACATGGAACATCCTAGACGACACAGATCAAAACTGTAATTGGGTTCTAGTCTGGGTTTCTTCTCGTTCATAAATGGTTCGCAATTGTATTGGGAATGTGCGTCGCCCTCGGGGGCAAAACTATCACTACAAAACATCTTGTTTTGGTATCGGTAAATGGCACGACCAAAATCAATCAGTTTGTAGATTCGGCCATAGGTTGGGACTTTATAATAGGCATTCTCAAATTTGTAGCACAAATGGGTCTCTTCCGTGTAAACATACATGATGTTGTTGGTGTGTAAATCATTGTGCGTGAAATCAAAGGCTTTTTGATAAGTGAGGAGCATCATGACAATTTGGAATAGACCGGCCAATAACTCATCTGGACCAATGTCATTTTGCATAAGCAATTCATCAAACGTCCCTTCGCATTTTTCTTGTAAAATCATTTGAACAGGGAAATCGTGTAAATAACAATAGAGCGGTTCTTCCGCTTCATAAGATTCATCGGATTCTTCAGATTCAGTTTCCCAATCACTTTCTTTGTCCAATTGCTCGTCATCTTCTTCATCATCATTTTTCTTATCCTCTTCTTCATCCTCATTTTTCTTATCCTCTTCGTCATCTTCTTCTTCAACAGAAGAATCGGATTCGGAAGAATCATCCGAAGAAGATTCCGATTCCGGATTAGCCGCCGGAGTTTTTTCATATTCAAGTTCCAATTCGGTTTTCTCAATAAAAGGATTTGAATCAGACACCTGCACGCTTACTCCATGCGCTAGAAGCTCATCAACACCTAAATCAACAGCATCAATCTCACACGCATCATCTGTAATCTGAATCTTATTGCGATTTGTGCGTGATCCGCTGCCGGCCATTTGACTCATGGCAATGATGGCGTTTTTGTCCAAAGTATAGTATTTTCCAATATTATTAGCAAAGAAATCACAATCCTTCACAAAATCATAATCGTCCGCCAAATTGAACCGAAACCGTTTTTGTATTGCCAGCGCGGATCCGTAAAAAGCCACTCCATGTACCCATCCATGGGTCTCCAACATCATATTTGTCAAGTAAGAAAAGAACGCATCGGTGTAGGAGCAATTATTCACATTTCCGATTTTTTTGAAGCATTTATCTGAATCTAGTTGAGGGAGGGCCGTTGTCACAGGATCTTTCAAATCATATTTTCCCATGATGAATTTTAGCGGGTCCAATAGAGGCGAGAACTTTACAAATACATCTTTTTTGATTTTTTCACTTGGAGAGGCATCATCATATAAATTTTTCAAATCGCCAGCTTGATATTGTTGATTGAGTGTAATTAAATTATAATTCTCGGGACTCATGTTAAAAAATCGGCTATAAATGGGATTATATGCCTGAACACCATCCAATTCAAAAGGTTTGTAACTGTCGTCAATAGAGGCATATTGTTGGGCCATTTTCTCTAAATTGAGTTTTCTCGCTTTTTTGTATCCAATCGTAAACATCGCAAGAATATAATTTAACTAAATTATTCTTTATATCGGAATCAAACTCATTTTGATTTAGGCTTTTCGTATTCCCAATAGAGAAAAAATATGTTTTATAGATATACTTATTAAATCAATGACGCTTGAATTGAAGAAATTTGATATGAGGGCCATCACGTTTCGCCCGGATGAGAACAAGGGTCCCGTCGTGGTTTTGATCGGACGTCGTGATACCGGCAAAACCTTTTTAGTAAAAGACTTGCTTTATCATCATCAAGATATCCCCATCGGCACCGTCATATCCGGAACTGAAGCCGGTAACGGTTTCTACGGAAAACTGGTTCCGAAGCTCTTCATCCATGAAGAGTATAATTCAGTCTTAATAGAGAATGTTCTAAGACGACAAAAAACCGTAATGAAACAGATGCAGAAGGAAATGGAGACGTATAAGAAGACTACCATAGATCCTCGCACGTTCGTGATTTTGGATGATTGTTTGTATGACAACACGTGGGCGCGAGACAAGCTAATGCGTTCATTATTTATGAACGGGAGACATTGGAAGGTCATGTTAATCATCACAATGCAATACCCGCTCGGTATTCCGCCCAATCTGCGAACCAATATTGATTATGTTTTTATTCTGCGAGAGAATTATTTGGTGAATCGTAAGAAGATTTGGGAGAATTACGCATCTATGTTTCCCACGTTGGAGTCGTTTTGCTCCATTATGGACCAGACGACGGAGAATTATGAGTGTTTGGTGATTAATAATAACGCCAAGTCAAACAAGATCAATGATCAAATCTTTTGGTACAAGGCTATGGACCGACCTGATTTCAAGTTGGGATCTAAAGAGTTCTGGGAAATATCCAAGAATTTGGGATCGGATGATGAGGACGAATATGATCCGAATGCGAAGAAGAAGGCAAAGGGTGGGCAAGTGACGGTTAAGAAGACGGGTGGTGGCGGAGGAAAATGGTAAGTAAATCTTGGTTTCATTTTTTGTAAACAAGATTTTTGAAAGCGAGATGAAAAAAATGTCAATCAATTTAAAATAAAGATTTTAAATTAAAAATAAAGAACATAGAGAAATTCTGCGATAGAGAATATCCCAAAATGTCATTAGTATCATCAAGAAGCCCTACACAAAATGAACTTCTCTTAAATAATTTGTTGGAATTCTATTCAACGGACGGAAATATGGACAAAATGGTCAAAATCGTGAACGGCGAGTCCAAAACTTCTCTAAGAATAATTGACTGGTTTGTCACAAATTACGCTAAAAAATATTTCACGGTCTACATGATTGCCGCAAAAAACCGTTGTAGCACCGTCATCAATGGCGAGGAAAACATGGAGCGTTTCAAGGTATTCAACAGCTATAAATTGGAGTTGAAGGCCTATAATAAGAGCCGATTTGATCCGTTTTGTAGACGCGATCGGATCACGATTCCTTATAATGAAACGACTGGCATGGTCACAACAATTGGCCAATTGAATTTTTTCAAGTGGGCAATAGAAAATAAAATCCTGGATTACATTGAAGAAAATTACGATACGATAGAGAATGACATGAATTCGCGAAATAGTATATCAAAACGTGTCCTTCCCAATTTACAAGAATCCACCGAATCTAAAACGCGAAAGAAGCGCGAGGAGCTATCCATCTCGGCCTGTAAAAGCATTAAAAAAGAGATCGTGAGTATTGTGGTGAAATTCTAATTTATTTGGAATGTCCATAGACCATCTTGAAATACATATATAATCCAATGACACCGAGAGAACCAATAAAAAACGTTTGACCGGCATCTAAGCTTGCTACACTTGCTAAGCTTGCTTCTTCCATATTTACAAATTTATCTTTTGGTATCGGACTAGCAGTGGGAAGAGACGGCTTTTTATTTCCTGGAAATAGATTGTAAGAAAGCTTGTCTATTTCCGCTATCATTATGTAGTATGAATTTGTAGTGGATCTTCCGTAAATATCAGTTTCAATAATGGGCACAGACATACATTTCATGGGGAATTTTTCGGCATTGACTACGTAGTTTATGTCCGCTTTGGATTTTTGAAAATCTGATTTGGCAGAATTAAGAAGCCCGCCGCCTTCCCACCAGTTAGGCATAGAATTAATTACACTATGTCTTGGCACTTGTTTCAATGTATTATAGTCAACACAGGTTTCGGTTGTATCATAAGCGTAAACTCGTCCTAAAGTTTTAACAGGTGTGACTAATATATTAGAAGTATTTTGTGTCAAAATTTTTGAATATTCTTGAACATCAGTCATGTTTTGAAGAATATTTGCTTCATTTAATAGTTTTTCTGGTACTAATAATCTTGAATAATCATCCATTTATATTAGACCTGTAGAAAATAAAATGATATATAACTTGGAAAATGCTGTTATTTATTACTGAGAAGCACGTTTTTCAAGAATCTTGTCAATAGTTTTTTGATGACTATTAACAATGACCTTTACACGCTGAATAGTATCATATTCATTCTTTCTTAAACACGCATCCGCGGCCGGCGTGATTGTTTTTAAAGGTGTGTCAGTGGCATCTTCAAATGCTTCAATACTGCAATTGGTGGAAACGGTGGCTTCGGTGACTTTGGCTAGTTCATCCGACATTTTTTTAACAGACGTGTTTCCAATATATTCATATGTTTTTACATTTTTTAAATCTTCTTCAACCTTCATTATGCCATCATTCATTAAAGTCAACAAATTACCATAAATCTTCATTTTTGGAGTTAAATCCCGATTGTAAGAAACTTTAATGGTTTCTGTTGAAATTGGTATTTTAATTGTTTTGGTGATTTCCATTTGTTTGTTTACCGTTTCAAACAAGTCTGACATGTCAGTTGAAATCTTACTAGCATAATCAATTTCTGTGCCAACGGAAGGAGTAGTGGCGACAGTAGTAGCAGTAGCAGCAGCAGGAGTAGTAGCTTCTCCTTCAAATCCCTCTTTGAACATTTTCATGAAATGCATAACTATATTTGCTAATAAAAAAACCAGCACAAAAGCCGACACTACGGTTTTTACAAAATCAAAAGATGGCATTCTATATTTTAGAATGACATTTTTTCCTATACCAATTCACGATTCGCGTCTTGTGAATGTTAAGGGTGATGCGATCTGTTTTATATCCCCGAGCTTTCCAATGCGCCGGATAATCATATGTCCTCACAGAAATCACCTTCAAATCTTTGTTAAACTTCTTTATTAAAATCGGTTTCAATGCTTGATCTAAAACTCTTTGAGCCCGGATATCTTCTTGGATTTTGTCATAATAGTGATAAAAGACATTGATTTTCATCTTCTCAAAATCCTCTTCTTCGGTCCCGCATTTTATGTAATGTCGGAGCTGTTCGGCCATGGCGTCTCTATATGTCAACATGCCATTCTGATATTGTATGCTTGTTCGTTTATTGAGTGCGCGAAACCGCTTCTCTCTATTGATCATTGTGAGACGCATCATGTATTCGCAGAATTCTTTTAGAGATGCGTTGTTTGCTAAATCTAAAATCACTTGTTTGCTATATTTCAGCGAGATAAATTCATTGTAAGTAAAGTTGTTAATTTGTTCCATTTTTATAATTTGTGAAATGCCTAGAATGTCCTTGGACAAAATCAATTTTTTGATGATATAGTTAAGTTAAAGAACCAAAAAAATTGATTCAAGAAAAAAGATTTTGAAAAGGAATTAAAATATAAAACCAATAATATAATAATCAGCATGTCGTCTTTTAACAGAAAACCAACCATCATCTCTATTGAAGGCAATATCGGCACCGGCAAGTCCACTATTCTGGCAAATCTGAAGATTCGCATGGATGACGTCATGCCCGGCAATAAGATCCTCTTTCTAAAAGAGCCGGTGGATATTTGGGAAAGCATAAAAGACGAACATGGACACACTATTTTAGAGAAATTTTATAGGGATCAGAAGAGATACGCATTTACATTCCAAGTAATGGCCTACATCAGCAGGCTGAGTTTATTGAAGCGCGCGATCAAGGAAAATCCGGACTGTGAAACAATCATTATTGAGCGATCGCTCATCGCGGACAAGAACATATTCATGCAGATGTTGTATGACGACGGCCAGGTGGAGATGATGGAATTTGAAATCTACAATCGCTGGTATCGCGAATTCATTGATGAATACCGCGTGGATTCCATAGTTTATTTAGATTCAGACCCTGAGATATGTAGTGAGAGAATTAATAGGCGAAACCGAAACGGCGAGGAAGGCATTCCATTGTCGTATTTGCGAAAATGCCGAGACTATCACAAGCGGTGGTTAGTAGACACAAAAATAGAAAATTCAGATAAGGAAATCAGTGAACATGCGGAGTCTTACAAAATTAATCATGATGGATATGATTATTCGGTTTTGCGCATAAATTCAAACAGCAATGTTGAGTATCCGGATTCGTTGAGTAATGAATGGTTAAAGGGAATTCAACAATTCATTGAAGATCTGAGGACAAAACAGTAAATATGTGGATCTGACAAATCGCGTTTTTTTCTGTATGGATTGTATACTATGAATACAATTATACCACAACCTCATGTTATCACTTTAGGTGGAAACCAATCACTATTTGAATCTACAGGCGGACGAAGGAAGAGTAGGCGACACAAGGCTAAAAAAAGCCGAAAAAGTATCAAACGAAGTAGAACTGTTAAACGCAGTAGAAGACATTAATGCGATTTTATTTTCGGTACGAAAGTCTCTTACGAGTTTATTTTCGGTACGAAAGTCTCTTACGAGTTGACCTGCTTCTTGTATGACTCCGTTTTTTGGTGCCTGATTTCTTGCTTTTGGTCAAAGACGTAATAAAATGTTTTTTCATTTGTTATACATTTAACAAATAAAAATTAAGGTAAAACAAAACAGTATTCTTTTCTGGGAAACACACTGGAATTATTGTACTGGACAAACCCGGCATCTTTGATATACCATGGCCATTCATCTTCATCTAACAAATCCGGCCAGTTGATTAAATCAATAGATATCATCTCTTCGTTTACTAAAGAATCTTTTGAATAATATACTTTACGTGCGTTTTTCTTAGAAGAATCATAAAGACGCACAAAGTATCCCTCTTTTAACCAGTTAACAACGTCAGCCAAATTATTTCCGGTAAGTGTTTTTTCCATTTTATTATAATAGAATTACTTTTTAATTAGTTTTAATTATAAAATTTACATCTTAAATCTGGTGAACAACTGGTAAGCAACCAGACCACCAAAGCATTGAGCAATAATGTATGGCACTAACTCAGTGGCAGGTAGTTTTCCGGCAGAAACCATGGCCAAACTGACCGCGGGATTCACGTGTCCGCCAGAGGTGTTTTTGGCTAAAGTAATTACTAAAGCTAGCGCGGCACCAATAGCAAGAGGATTGCCGGTGGCTAGGATCACATAGATGAAGAAGATTGTTCCCACAAATTCTACTAAATAATTGTACATCTCAAAGATTTATATTATATTCAAAGAAAATTATTGGCTTTAACGAACTCTAGAGGTTGAGACGTTTAACGGACTCTAGGGGTTGAGACGTTTAACGGACTCTAGGGAGCGCCGATTGAGCCGAGTTGTTGTATCCACCAAAGTTGACGTCATTGTATGTCATGTTGTAAGCGCGCTGTTTCCTAAATCGGGTGTAATCCGAACTGTCGGCAACGAACTTCACATTACATGACGACGCGGGCACACCAGTGTTGTCGCACGCGGACAAGATGCCACCAAAAAGACGCTTGTAGCCGGGTTTAAGTCCACTGATGGGGTTGGGACCGCCGCACACATAATCCTGTCTGGACAAGAAATCACCGGAATTATTAACAGCTCGGAAAGGCGTGATAATACGTTGTTGTCCATTAAAAGTGCCAGTGGCATAAGCAGTGTTCCAACTGCGCCTTAATACGCTTCGCACAGAAGCATCATCATAAGTTTTAAAACTAGTTATGGTCTGAGGAGCTGAGTATCCTCTAAACGGTCCTCCTAATACAATACTACTTGTTGGTCTGGGCATTATTTGAGAAATATATATTTAACCGGGAAAAAAGTTCCAAGCCATCGGCGACTATCACGAAGTGATCTAAGCCATCGGCGACTATCACGAAGTGATCCAAGCCATCGGCGACTATCAAATTAAATAAAATAAATACGTATAATATAGCATATGGAATTGGAAGAAGGCGAATCACTAGAAGAATATTTAGAAAATGCGAAACCTGCGCCTGACGATTTTAGTGAAAATTTTGACGCCGAGTGTGTTCATAAAATGGGGAATTTTGCGTCATATGATTCGCGGTTTCTCTTTGATCACAAAGTCCAAGGCGAAAGAGTCGCATTGACACGTGAAAGGTTGCAGTATGTTTCTCCTAAATTGTTGCGAATGCTAGATGAAATTGACGACATTGACAGCAAAGATTTGGATGAACACGGGCATACATTTAAGCACTTCATATTCTCCGGCGTGAAGTCTGGCACTAATGGAGCAAAAATAATAGCAACAGCATTAATTGATATTTTGGGCATGCATATGGGCGAAGATGAGAGTAAACCAAACAATAATTTTTTATTAATGAGTTCAATCGCAGTTTATAATAAAAGCATTCCTGTGAAAAGACGCAAGGAAATGTTGCGGATTTATAATAGCAGGCCTGACAATGTCCATGGTAAATTAGCGCGGATAATAATAATGGATGGCGGATTCAAGGAAGGAATAGATTTGTTTGACGTGAAATATGTCCATATATTTGAGCCGCAGACCACGCCGTCGGATCAAAAACAGGTCATTGGTCGTGCCACGCGAACATGCGGTCAAAAGGGGCTTGAATTCCATCCCAATAGAGGGTGGCCTCTTTATGTAAATATTTATGATTCTTCAATACCAGAAGATGTTCAATTTAAATACATGAGAAGTAAAACAGTTCATAATATGTATTTGACGGCTCTTGGATTGGACATGCGCATGATAGAGTTGTCGGCGGATATGGAACGGGTTTATGTAGAAGGCGCAGTGGATTATCATTTGAATAAACCGATTCACGAATTCTCTATTGGAGGGTCACCGAAGGGGAACAATGAGCGGTTGAGTGGAGGTTCTCTAAAAGAGAACAAAGAAAACAAATATGAAAAAGAAATGAATGAACTGTTGAATCGGACTCAACACAACCCCCGAATCATTGATGCTCTTGTAAAATTAAATAGAAAAAAAACCGCCAAAATGAAACCACCAATTAAAAAACAAATCAAACTTTTAGATGATGAAGTACATGAGCTTTTGAAAATCACCAGGGATGCACGTCTAATAGGAGCATTAATGAATGAGACTCATGTAGAGGAAATGCCACAAACGCATGAAGGTATGCGAAAATACATAGAAGAAAATTACCAGGATTACAAATGGCCGAAAGTGAAGATGGAGAATTTATGTGGAGGGTCTCAGCTTGCGCAAACGGGGATCAATGAGCAAAATGGTGGAGAGAACATCCGCTACACACCCACACAGAATTTTGTAAGAAGATATTTCACTCCCGAGAATGACCGCAAGGGAATATTATTCGCACATAGTGTGGGAACCGGCAAAACATGCAGTGCCATCGCAACCGCAACTACATCCTTTGAGAAAGAGGGCTACACAATTCTGTGGGTAACTCGCACAACTCTCAAATCCGATATTTGGAAAAACATGTTTGATCAGATTTGTAGCGACTCCTTGCGAAATATTCATGTGCCTAAAGACCCTGCTGACCGAATGAAACTGTTGTCTAAATCATGGTCAATTCGCCCTATGTCATACAAGCAATTTTCTAATTTGGTTTCGGGCAAAAACGCAATGTACAAAGCATTGACAAATAAAAATGGAACTTCAGATCCTCTTAAAAAAACATTGATAATTATTGATGAAGCACACAAGCTCTATGGGGAGACCGATTTGTCGCATTTGGAGCGCCCCGACATGGAAGCATTCAAAGAGTCTATATTGCGATCCTATGAAATCAGCGGCGCGGATTCCGTGCGACTCATTCTAATGACCGCCACGCCCATTACCAAATCCCCCATGGAATTAGTAAAACTCATCAATTTGTGTAAAGAACGTCACGCGAGAATGGAGGACGATTTCCACGTATTTTCAGAGGAATATTTGGACGAGACAGGTAAATTTTCTAGACGGGGTGAATCGCAGTTTTTGGACAATATATCAGGTCATATTAGTTATTTGAATCGCGAAAAGGACGCCCGAATGTTTGCGCAACCGATCATCAAATTCATAGATGTGCCATTATTGGATAATGAGATTTTACATAGAGAATATGACGCGCCTCTATTGCGAGCATTAGAAAAACCAAGAATAGATGAATTGGAAAAACAGATCAAAGAAGATCTGGGAAATTTAACCAATAGTTATAAAGGCATCACCGCCAAATCATTTGCCTCCATGAATGATGTATGCGAAACCCAGGCAAAAAAGAAAGACCGAACCGCATGTAAGAAATTGGCCAGACAAGCAATTAAGGACGTCATGGAATATGTAAAAGACCGTAAAAAAGAAGTCAAGGAAGAAGGCAAAGAGTTGCGACAAACCCTTAAAGAGGCCAAGGCGACACTGAAGGCGAAAACCGATGAAATAAAAACGAGAATTAAAACCGCGAAGAATACAAGAGGAATTAAAGGAGGAAATAGCTCAGAGGAAGAATCAAAACAAAAATTCAGAGAAAAACAGGATATTCCAGATGTAGATACAGATTATCAAAAATATATACAGTCGGCCTTCTACAATGTAAGGTCAAAATGCCGCATTCCAGCGAAGCGCAATGTGTTTAATGACTATCCGGCAATAGTTCAACTAAATGAGGAGAAGGCGGCATTTGAGGACGCGATAGAGGAGAAGAAGAAGGATTTGAAGGAATATACAAAGAATCTGAAGACGGGATTGAAGGTTTTAAAAGGCAATTCCGAATTGTTGACATTGAAAAAGAAAGAAATCAAACAGCAGATTTCGGGGATGGCGATAGAGACCCGTGTGAAAATAGATGAATTTGATAAGCAAATTGTGAAACGTGATAGAACAACAAAAAAGCTGAAAGCGACGTTGGAACGGAGATACAATAAATCTTTGAAACAGAAGGAAAAGGATTTGAAAGACGTCAATAGAGAAGTGGATAAAGTGAATAAGGCAAACCGAGAATTTCAGGATTTAATGGAAATAGAAGAAGAGGATTTGCGTGACTTTGTTAAAACCCGATATGATAAATTGAAAGATGAATTGAAAAAATAAATAACACAAAGTATTTAATTATTTATTTTTTGTTTTTTCTAGTACGCTTTAATCTGATTTTTTTACCGCCTCTTTTGCTTTTGCTTTTGCTTATTCGTTCTTTATTTTCAGGAGTGAAATGACCTCTATTGGACAAACTATTTGTCGTATTTGTATCACTATTTGGATCATCTAATTCTCTATCAATATAGGCCATGAATTGTGTCCTTATATTGTCTCTATCTCTCTCGGACATTCCCTTGTATTTTTGCATATCTTTGCGCAATTCACTCATGAATTTTGTGCGAACAGCCTTTTTATAATCTTCAATGGGACCATTATCATATTTAATTTTAATTTGTCTTAATTCATGGCGGGGAATGAAAAAGTTTGCTCGTTCTTCAAATGGAACACGTAAATATTCCGCCGTCACGTTTTGCGATTCATCAATAGTGACTGATTTTTTTGACTTTGACGCCATTATATATATATATTAGATAAAAAACTTGGAATTTTGTTATCTAATGTTTTCTCTGAGTGCGGTTCTTTCTTGTGCGTCTTTTACCTCCTATTTTTTTTGTATTATCTATGCGATTCAGATTTTTTCTAGAATAATGAATTTCAACTGGAACTTGTGCGACGTCGCGTTCGGTTCCATGTATCTTGCGTGCTGAGTTTGTTTTTAAGAAATCTCGCCTTTCACCCACAAATTCTTGTGCATATGCTATATTATCTTCTCGTATTTCATCTTTTTGTGCGTTTGAAGCTTTTGATTTGCTTAGTCCTTGTCTTGATCCTTGTAGCAAATTTAATTCCAATGCGCGCAAATAATTTTCGTCAGCAGCATGATTATATTGATCTTTGCGATTTTTTATTTGTTTTGTTGATGAAAAAAGCTTATCTTTGTCCGGAGTCGTGACTCTGGGAAAAGTTACTTGAATGACAGCTTCATTGTAATGGAGTGATTTTTTGGGTTTCCCTGTAACGTTGGAATTGGAATTTGATGCTGCCGAAGCAATTTTTTCATTTGCCTTAGTATTTGCTTTTGTTTTGGCAGATTTTGACATTATATATAACATTCAGTAAAAAACCCGGATTTGTTATTTGATTTTACACCTAAAACTTGGAACGAATCTCTACATAAACCTCTTCCAATTTAACGGATGCTTCTCGCAAATACTCTCTGACCTGGCCCTTATCCGCCTTTTCGGCAAAAGCCACGCGAATGCGCGACGAGGCATCATGCGGATGTAACTTCTTGAATCCGCAAAATGTCAGCGTCTTCTTTTCTACAAAATATGTCTGATACAAATAGTATTCTAAAGCCTTGCCAAGGGTGTAATCTTCGTTTTCCAGGATGATATCAAAACAATGATCCATGGTGGTTTTCACACCAGATGTCTCCGTCGGCAATATGGCAACCATGTCCGACTCTATCGCCGCGCAGAAATCCTTTAATTTATTCTCCATAATAGCGCAGGCCTTCTTCACAATTACGGGGCAACTATAAACACCAGTGCTCCTCAAGACAAAATCAAAGCTGTTTTCCTTGTAATATCTCTCGGCATCCAGCATATTGAAGTTTCTCTTGGCAAAATCAATGTCTTCGCGTGTAGAGCCTTCTGACGCAAGTTTGCTCTCTATTTGATCCCATGCGTCGGAGGCTTTGGCGCGGTCATTGGTGAATCCATATGAGCATTTGGACACCACATTAAACATGCTATTTGTGGCGACGTTAGCGACTGAAAACTCGCAAGTCAGCTTTAATTGCTCACCTGGAATATCGCCGATCTGCGGTCGCAATCGCGCGAAATCAATGTAATTGCCTGAGATCTTGTTAGGAGGGAATATCTTCGCGGTTTCTTGTTCGGTTAGTTTATTGCCGTTTTTCTTATTTATTATTCGGAAGTCTTGCGTGGTTACAAAGACGATATGGTCGGTATTATTTGTCACATCCACTTCCATGATATAATTGCCTGGAAGCTCGGTTAAATCATCGCTGAAAATGGGTATACAACTGAGACGTTGTTTGATGATTTCGTTGTGAAGCCGACTGGTATTGGTTGCGATGATACATTGATTGTCGCCGTAGGTTTCGGTTCTAAAAACCACGGTTGGAATATCATTTAGGATTATTCGGCGAAGAGCATTTGCTAAACTGACATTCACACCGGATAATGTGAATCTGAAAATATCTTTTTCTTCTGTGTGATTGGAAACTAGGGGGTTCATTTTATGATGTTATATATTATTTGCACAGAAATATGCCATTTATTACGAGATCAATTTTTTTGTCGGTTTAATGTATAATAAAATGAGAAGTTTTTGGAATGCGCTTGGATATAATACCAATGAAAATAATAGCAATACTAATACTAATAGTAATAGTAATAGTGGGTCTCGTGCGCGGACACCTAGATATGGTCAAAAATTAGAGACGCCGGCAAAAAGAAAAGCACGCAACGATGGTTCTTTAATTTCTTCCATTTCAGCAGCCCCTTCTGCTGCCCCTTCGGCAGCAGCATCAAGTAGTAGAACTTTTGAAGGATCTCGCATGCCACAAAATCGGCTTAGTTTCCTAGAACCTCATCCAAATCAACATTTAACATTGCAAAAACCAAAAGCCAAATCTCCGCCAAAATTAGAGCAATTGTCTCGCACTAGTTCAACGGCATCAAATCGCGAAGATGTTTGCGCAATGTGTTTGATCGCAAACAATAAAACTTCAATACCTGTTTGCACAAGAACACATAAAAACGAAAATGTTAACCATATGTTTCACGAAAAATGTATTTGTGATTATGTAAAACACACAGCAAACGCAAAATGCCCAGAGTGTCGTGCAGAATTAAAAAAAGATCTTGTTACAAAATGTAAAAGTAAAAAAGGTGGACAAAAAAGCATTAGAAAAAGAAACTCCCAAAAGAGAAGACGAACCAATAAAAAACACTAATCTAGCGTTTGTTTTTCCTAGTTTGTCTTTTTTTATGACGTTTTCGGGATTTTCCGCCTTCTTTCTTTGTTATGGCAGCATATGCGGCATTGATTCGTTGTGTTCTTTTATGAGCCTCGTCAACTTGTTTCTCGTTACTTTTGTTTTCAACTTTATCAGGATGCCATTCGCGAAGCAAATTATAGTAAGCTTGTCTAATAGTTGACTTACTAGATTTTTCCGATATTCCTAATACTTCAAAATCGGTTTGACCTTGGTAATATTGAGGACTATCTGGTTTTTTTGCTTCTTCTTTTTTTGCTTCTGGTTTTTTTGAATAGTTGTTGTTTGAATTGTGACTTCTACTATGATTGTTGTTTGAACTGTAACTTCCACTATGATTGTTGTTTGAATTTGAATTGTTATTATAATTACTTTTAGAATTACTGTTAGAATTTCTATAAGGTATTTCATCGTCATCATCGTCGTCATCATCACGATTCCTTCTACTTTCTCTCCATTGTCTTGTTTCTTCATCGTCTCTTCGTTTTTGTTCTGCGTATCGTCGCCTTCTTTCACGCAATTCTTCTTGTTCTCTAGCTTCTTTTTCTCTTCTTCTATATTCTTCATATTCTCTTCTTCTATATTCTTCATCTTCTCTTCTTCTAGCCGCTTCTTCTTCGTTTCTTCTTCTTTCAGCCGCTGCTTCTCTTCGTTGTTGGGGAGTAGGAGATCCTCTTTGCATTCTTTCCGATTGCACTTGTGCTAATGCGGGCGGAGTTGGAGATCTTCTTTTTTGAGTTTTTCCAAGCGCATGACACACACCATTATAACAATATTCTAATCCGTCTCTAGTTTTAGAAGCACAATACATAATTCCGTCACCAATATTCGTGCAAGTATCTGTCCATGTCTTTTCCCTTGGCGGAGATTTTCTAGTATTTTTCTTAGTGGGAGTTACAGTTCGTGTTTTTTTGGGAGAAGCTGGTTTGCTTGGTCTTTCCCTTTCCCTTTCTAATTCTCTTTCCAATTCTCTTTCCCTTTCCCTAGCTCTTGCTCTATCTCTTGCCTCATTCTCTCTCATTTGTTCTTCTCTTTGTGCTTCTTGTTGTCGTCGCAAACGTTCTTGAGATGCTGGTGACAGTTTTCTTCTACGTGGCACGTATTCCATCTATAATAAAGTCAAAGATATTCTTTGACTTTATACACTTTTCGTCAATAAAGTCAAAGATATTCTTTGACTTTATACACTTTTCGTCAATAAAGTAAAAGATATTCTTTGACTTTATACACATTTTTACGCATTTTTGCGCATTTTTACATAATAAATAAAGACGCCAACAAAATAAAACTAATTAGGATTGGCAAAAGCACCAGGAACCATGACAGTGCAGGCACGCCCGCTTTACAAATCAAATTCAGAATCCATGTCCACAAAAGAACCACCATCAACTTGATTGCAAACATCATAAATGTGCTTGACACTTTACACGAATAATCTCCTAAACAGTAAACATTGGTATTTCCGTAGTTTTGATACGCCATAATAATGATGGAAAACATGGAAATTATAAAATAAAAATACGCAGGGTCACACAAATTATTTATGGAAAAAGACATTCTATAAATAATCACAAGAAAATAAAAAATTACACATAAAATGGAGCAGCTTTGTTGTAAATTTGATCTTGCGCATGTGTGTCCATTGGTTGTATTAATTCTAAATAGGAACGATCACCACCTTTCAATGTTCTTTTGTAATATTTTCTAAATGTTCTTCTTGATCCTCTGCGATTACGCTTGTTGATCCTTGTTCTAGATCCTCCGCTTTGCTCGTTTATCCCTATTCGGGATCCTCCTGTTAATTGTTGTCCCGCTTCCATTGCTCCGGCATCAATGGAAGCGCGTTGAATATCCGACGAATAATCCTCTAATGGATATATTTTGCTAATAGGCATGACATTATACGCATCACCACCCGATTGTGTAAGCCTCTTCTTATTCAATGAACACCCAACTTGTTTAATTTTTTTCCTAGTATTGGTCTTTCTCTTAGACTTGGATTTTTTATTCATTTCTATATAGTAAAAAAACATTTGATTCCGGATTCTATTCTATGTCCACATGCGTCAGCATATGTCTTCGGCAGCAGGGGTCGTGTAATTCCAGCTCATCTAGAACCTCGGCCTCGGCCGTCTTCTTGGCATTTGCCGCCGTTAAATAAACCGTCTTGTTACTTCCGCCTGGTGTTTCTAACTTTCGCTTTCTTACTTCATCTAAATAATATCTATATTTGTCTGCCAGTACTTGGCCACAGGTTACGCATTTGATTGGGATGATCATTATATATTATAGGAATGTTTTGTCTAATTTGTTTCTTGATAAATTGTTTGGATTCAAGATCAATTTTTGAGGCAAAACGACGGTTCCATCGCAGATGGAACTTGTGTTCTTAGACCTTTCCCTTTTGATCCTTCCTTGTAAAATTTTTGCTTAGACCTTTCTGGTTTTGCGAGTCCGATACTTTCCACACAAACTAATATTTTTATGTGTTTTTTCATACTTTTGCCATACCTTAATATCAGGCGATATAATTCCACGTTTTGTAACTATCCTCATTTTTTGTCCAAATGGTTTTTTAATTTTAAAACTTGAACAATTCTCATATATAAAATGATCATATTTGGCATTATTACTGGCATGTTTTTTTACAAACTTAGCCATGGTTTCCGAATGCGACACCACTATTATATCAGAATTTAATAAATCGCGATTGTAACAATCTTTGCCGTCTTTTATCCAACTTATAAATTTGAATATATCGCCAACCGCTACTTTATCAATGGCATTTCGGGGTTTGCTAATTGTGTCTTCCAACTTTTTTCTAGTAAACATGGAAATATCGTTTTTCAAATAATCCGAATACAATCCGACAAAATACAATTCATGTTTTTTATTGGATGCCGCTTTTTTATATATAAAACATTCAATCTCATCGGCTTTCTCTATCGGCCTTGGAAATTTTACCACAATTGATTCAGATAATTTTATTGTTTTTTTCAATCCTGCCAATGTGTCAAAGAATTTGCCAAGTCGGATCATCATACTATTCGGCGATTCCGGATAACACCCTTCTTTGATTTCCGTTCTCTGCTCATTCAAATATGGCGACACATTGAGTTCTAAAACTTTCGTTGTTCTAGTTCCAAAAAGCAATATTGCCGTTAAAACCGTTCTTATTAAATAAGATGTGTATACTGTCAGTTTTTTCTTAATCGGCTGGTTAATATTGAATTCCGCCGTGTCTATGATGCCTTTCAAAGACAATGACGGATCCATGTCGGCGCCAAATTCTCCCACATCTATTCCTAGATTATTACAAGAATTGGAATGGCGATAACATGTGATGTTTAAGTTGCTCATTATATTATATCACTACAATTTTGCTTAGGCCGTTCACAGTAACCTTGCCTTCATGCTCCGTCGGCGTTACATTTGCCATTTCCGCATAAATAATCTCGCATTTTGATTCCGATTTACTTGAACTGTTGGACTTACATAAACACGCGCATCTCTTAATTACCTGTTTCGGTATCGCATTCAGTTTATCATTGTTCAAAAGTACTACATGTGATGAAGGGGCATTATTCACATGAAACCATATATCAGTTTTTGCCGAGGTCTTTACCAAATCGTCGTTCTCTGATTTATTTTTGCCTATTTTTATAGAGTAATTTTTGCCATTGAAAAAAAACTGTTCTTCCTTCATTGTGTGATATTAATTCAACGCATTTTTGTAAATAGTTTATGATTGTTTATAAGCAAAGCCTTCAAGTAATAAAAGCCTTCTACAGTGTCATGTTCTTAAAAGAACAAAGCCTTCTACAGTGTCATGTTCTTAAAAGAGCAAAGCCTTCTACAGTGTCATGTTCTTAAAAGAACAAAGCCTAGAAAAGAGATCAACATCAAACAATAGCACCTCCAGATTCGCATATATGACGAATCCCAATATG